GAGAATATATAAACTATTCTATTAAAATACAAAAAAATTTATAATAAATTATGGAATATACACAAAATATTGAAGAATATAAGAATAAATGGTTTAATTTCGTAAAGTACGAACCACATAGTGGTCAAAAGAAATTACATTTCCCTCCTAATGGTGTATATAATGCAGATAACAACCCTGATGGAACAAGATACACAGTAGTTTCAGCAGGGAGAAGGTTTGGAAAGAGTTTTAGTGCTGCTAGGGAAATAGAGATCCAATTATGTATTCCTAATTCTGTATGTTGGATAATAGCACCTAATTATGCTACTTCATCAAAGATATTTGAATTTGTATATACAGAGCTTGTTATTCAAAAGGGATATAAACCATCAAGGTATTCAGCTAAAGACCAATATTTAGAGTTTGATTGGAATGGAGGAAAGTCTGTATTAGAAGGTAAGTCAGCAGAGTTCCCTAATTCTATGATTGGAGAAGGTGTATCTTTAGCAGTATTTGATGAAGCAAGTAAGATTAAAGGATTAAAGAAAATCTGGGAGATGTATGTAAGACCTACTTTATCTGATGGTAAGAGAGGTAAAGGTAGAGCAATATTTATATCTACACCACAAGGACACAATTATTTTTACAGATTGTTTTTAAAAGGACAGAATGAACCTAATTGGTATTCATTTAATTCTCCATCATGGGATAATAGACATTCATTTCCAGATGGAGAGGAAGATTTAGATTTATTAGAAGCAAAGCAATCTCTAACTGATGAAATATTCAGACAAGAGTTTGCAGCAGAATTTACATCATTACAAGGTAGAGTATATAATGACTTTTCAAGGAACGAGAATGTAGGTAAATATCCATATAGATATAATCTACCTACTTTTATATCTATTGACTTTGGATATAGAAGTCCTGCTGTATTATGGTTTCAAACAGAACGAATAAATGATGTAGATCACATATATTTTATAGATGAGATAGTACATCAAACTAATATTAAAACAACAGAATTAGTGGATATGATAAAGCAAAGACCATATCAGATAGCAAATGTATATGGAGATCCTGCTGGTTATCAAGTCCAGGCTTCAGTAGGTAAAGGTGAAGCAGATATATTTTATCAAAATACTGGGTGGAGAGTATTTGCAGTAAGAGATAAAGCATCAAGGAGTATAGCTTCTGGTGTATCTCATGTAAGAAATTTTATATTATCTTCAGATGGAACAAGAAGATTACATATAGATGAAAAATGTACTGGATTAATAGAAGATATGGAAGGATATGCATACCCTGAAAGTAAAGAAGGATATGAAATGAAAGAACTTCCAAAGAAAGATGGATACCATGATCACAGCATGGATGCTTTAAGGTATGCATTAGTTAATCAATTTCCAATCAGACAATATCAAATACAATTCAGGAGCAGATAATGATTTATTCAATGGCAAGAAAAATAATAGATGAATCTATTAAATTACAAAAGCTGGAACAGGCTAAAGACAGGAGAGCATTGGTTTATAAAATGCTTGATTATTATAATGGTGATAATACTGAACAATATGTAAAAGATAGATTTAGTGCTTCTTCATTTCAAGAAGTTCCAATAAGTTCAATGAATATTACTAAAAGATTTGTAGATAAAATGTCAAGAGTTTATACTCTTGGTGCTAATAGAACACTACAAAACAAACAAGATGTTTATAATGATTTAATAAGAATGAAAGACGTTAAATTAAAACATTTTGAGAAGATGACTAAACTATTAGGTACTATTGCTGTACATATAGGAATGGATGAGGATGCAAGTGGTAATAAATTCTTTAAATATACACCAAAATATGCTTTTGATGTTATACTTGATGAATTTGATCCATTTAAACCAGTAGCTATTAAGTATCCGATTATCTTAAATACTGATGATGCATCTGTGGGAAACGAAGTATTACAGTATGCTTACTATGATGATCAAGGATATATAATATATGATGATACTGGCAAGGAACTGAAGGCAGAAACACATGATTTAGGAGTTCTGCCTTTCGTATTCATGCATAAAGACCATCAACAACTTGAATTTACTGTTCCTGGAGCTGTTGATATAATTAATGCTAATGAACAACTTAATATCTTATTTACAGAAATGAATCTAGGTATGAGATTTCAAATGTTTGGTCAATATACAGTTACTGGAATGTATGCTGATGAGAATATACAAAGAGCTGGTTCTGATGAGATTATAATATTACCTGAAGGTGCTAATATGAGTATATTATCTCCTACTGTTAATATTGATGATGCAATAGCTCTTGCTAAAACAATGCTTGAAGTAACTGCTTCTAATAATCACTTAACAGTATCATTTATTGATCCTCAAAAAGATAGACCTCAATCTGGAACTGCTCTCCAAATTAGGAATATTGAATATAATGAGAAGTATCAAGATGATTTAGGTTTATGGATTGGAAATGAAATGGAACTCTATGAACTAGAGAAAAAAGTTGCTAATTCTAATGGAATAGGATTGCCTAACGATATAGGTATAGACTTTAATGAGCCTAAGACAATTATGACTACTCCAGAAGAAATAGCTATGAATACTTGGTTATTAGACAATAATATGACTACTAAAGCTAAATTATTAAAAAAATACAATGATGATTTAACATTAGAACAAGCTCAAGCTGAAATTAAAGAAAACGAAAGTGTAAATGGCACAAAAGAACAACAAAGTGGATCAATCTTTAGTAGAGTTCGTAACACAGCTCAAAGATCTGAATGATATTGAAGTAGAGATTCCTAAAGGTAACATTAAATCAATTATTGAAAATCCTTCTCAATATGCAAGGGATTTTATAGAAGTATCTTTTGCTAAAAACATACCTAAGTACATTAAAGCTTATAAATTAGGTAAAGGATTTGGAAAGAAACTAAATGATAACAGTAAAGTACAAGAAGAACATTGATATAGATAGAGCATTAAGGAATGTAAGGACTGCTGCTTCAGTCTTACTTAATGATATTGCAATTCCTGTTAAAGAGGGATGGGATAATGCATTACAAACTGGTGATTTTAGCAATAACTATAAAAACAAATCTACTCAAGACTTGCATGGTGGAACTCCATTAAATGTTAGTGGAAAATTAGCAAAATCTAATAAAATACTAAGAGCAAGTCCTAAAAAACTAAAAGCAGTAGTTAAAAATACTGCTAAAAGCTCAACAAATTATAAAATTAGAAAACCAAATGGTAAGATTTATAGAGGTAAAAGAAAATCAGCTCCTGTATTTTATGGATACCATTTAAAAAAAGGATTTCAAACTGCTCCTAATTCTTTAGTACCTAATAGAAAAGTTCCTAAAAGAGATTTTACAAGTAAGACAGTAGATACTTTATTTCAAAATCCAAAATGCATTAAAGCAAAGAAAAAATTTGCAAAGAACTTAGAGACATCAATGAGAATGGCAGCTAAATAATGGCAGTTCAAGATTATAGTGAAATATTCGGAGATGACTTCCAGGAAACATTAGATTCGCTTGAAGAACAATTCCCAGATGAAATAGATACAATAATAGACGAAATAGTAACATTAATGTTATTTGATTCAGAAGCTTTTGCACTTAATGTTGATAAATACGTTACTCAATTAAGATCTAATGGAATATCAGATGAAACTATCGAAGAACAACTAACTAAAGATATGGATGAAGGTGGAAAAGTCTTTGGAGTTCTTAAAAATGCAATTAAAGCAGCAGTAGTATTAGGTATTGCTCAATCTGCTCGATTTGGACAATACGAAGAATTTGATATGGAACAAGAATTTACTTGGGTAACAGTAGCAGGACACAGAATATGCTCAGACTGTGAAGAAAGAGCAGGAACTACATTACCATTCTCAGACTGGGAAGCAATAGGACTTCCAGGAAGTGGATGGAGTTTATGTGGAAGTTTCTGTTACTGCATACTAGATCCTACAGGAAGTGTTTCTAATATGATACAACTACCAAAAAACTCACCATTAAGGGAAAAATCAAGCAACAGTTAAAGGAGTATAATAAATACAATCTCCTTGTAAATCAATTAAATGAATAATTAAATCCTCAACATCAATAACCACATTACGAGTATCAATATCAAGACACTCATATAAACACTCATAATCTTCAAGATACATAACCATAACTTTAACTATGAACTTATTTTTAGCTTGATAAAGTTGTTTCTCGTCTGTGTAACTCATCTAACCATTCTTTCCTTGCTTGAGGTGTAGGCTTTCCAGGAGGTAAAGGTTTTAAACCAACTTTGTTAGCTCTGTAACGTAACCTTTTCCTCGCATTAGCAGCTTTCCTCTTTTTATTATCAATATAAGTCCTTTTAGACTTCTTCTCAGCCTTCTTTAAAGCTTTATTCTGCTCCCTAACTACTGCTCTAGGATGGTCATTACGAGGATCTCGTTCAGGTAATGGAGGTAGATTATCTTGGTCTTTAACTTCAAAACTCTCCCCAATATCAATAGCTACATCCTCAACTATCTCTGCTTCATCTACATCTGCAACCTTTAAATGTTGCATAAAAGGAGACTCAACCTTCAATACTAAAGTGTCTTGTAATTTACCAAAGTGCTTTAATATCAATTCAGCTGCTCTAGTATTACCTCTTTTAGCTTCCTCTATCTGTGCCATTAATACCTCTGGTAAATGGATTCCAGCTACTTCCATAAACCTATCATATATCATATCAATAACAACTGGATCAGTCTTATATGTGGAAAGGGTAACAGAACTAATATTCAACTTTTTGCAAATATCAGCAGTCTTAATATCAGGATTTAAAGCAATTAACTCTGCTACTATCTTTTTTCTAGCTAATGTCGCTTTAGACTTAGTAACGTTATTTTTCATAATTTAAATTTAGTAACATTAGGGTAACATTAAAAACAAAAAAAATACTTGTGATGGACTGCGAAAGTAAAAATTCAAATCCCCCCTTTGTCGTCGGCTTCATCGGATCATTAATTAACATAATATATATTATCAGAAATAGGGTCTCGAGGGGGGTAACATTTGAAGCACTTAATACTTGTATTATTTAAGGTGAATATGCTTTATTGCTTAAATATTTTAAGTTACATATTTTTTAAATGTTACGTTCTTTTTTAGTGCTAAGGTGTGAAATATTCTAGTAAAATCATATAATTTAGCTTGCTTCAGGTTGCTTGCTTCATGATCCATTAAATGATTTATAATTGATTAAATGCAACGCATTAGATCTTATTATTTATTAATTGATATTATATTGATTAAAGTATTATTAAAGCTTTAAATGGTATTAATTAAGCTTTATATATATATGTTTAAATGTTAAACTATATCTTTAAAGCTTTAAATATATGTTATATGCTTAGATTGTTATTAAATGGTGTAGAATGTTAAGGGTATAAAAAAAGCTCCATAAAATTAATTATAGAGCTTTATTTATTGGATTACTGGGTATTACTATTCTTTAGGAGTAAATAAGCTCATCAATAAGTATAATACACCTATTTTAACTATAAAGAATAATATGATCATTAATACAGCGTAACAAGTTACTATTACATCTTGATTAGTCATTTATAGTACTCCTTATTATAGTATTACCTGGTTATCTACATAAACATCACATTTAAATATATTTAGATCTTTATTATTTAATAATGTATTTTGTAGTTGTTGTAATTGATATGTATAACCTTCATTATAAAGATTACCTTTACTATCTTTAGTATTAATTAATTCAAGTACATTTATCAAGTCATTATATTTAACACAGCACTTATGAACTGAACTATTTTCTTTAAAATAGTACTTAAATATTATGTTATTAATCATTTAAAGTACTCCCTTCTTTTTTAAACAGTTCCCAGATCGGTTTCTGTAACATCTTATCGAGATATTTAACATTAAATAGAGTCCATATATAAGCAATAGGGACACAGCACCAAAACCAAAGTAAGAAGTGTCTTGTCATATTTCTAACAAGCTCAGGGCTAATTAACATTTCATTTATATTAAATTCCATATTATGCCTTTT